AAGGTCAAGAAGGTCGTGAAGAAGCCGCTGATGGATCTGCTGGGCGTGTGGTCGTTCACTACCACCACGCACCACCAGGACCTACGATCGGCAGCACGCATCGCCCTTCTCGGGATGCTCAAGGACGACGAGCTGAACCTCCTGCTCGCCGACGTCGTGCGTGACCACCTCAACGGAGATGACTGGCGTGTTGTCTGACAACAGCGGCCTGGCCTGCAGCACCAACCCCGGGCTCTGGTACTCACCAGAACCGACTGACATCCAACGAGCGAAGCAGCTGTGCCAGCCGTGTCCACGGCGAGCGTTGTGCCTGAGCGAGTGCCTCGTCACCGAGGAACTCATGGGCCAGCAGCTCGTCGGGGTGCACGGTGGGCTCACACCTGCCGAGCGCAACAGAGAGAGAAGCACATGACTGAGCAGCGAGAAGGCACCGTCGGTGAAGTCATCGACGGTCGCCGTGGTGTCTACGGTGACCCGACCATCATGTTCTCCCGCGCAGCGGAGATCTGGTCGGGCATCATCGGCCACCACGTCAACGCGGTGGACGTGCCCCTCATGCTGATGGGCTACAAGATCCTCCGTGCCCAGCACACGCCGGACTACTCCGACAACAGCGACGACATCGAGGGCTACCTCGACATCTTCCGCGAGCTGGTCGGGGAGGACATGGTCCACGCCCGCAGTGTGAGCGAGTACCTCGAGAAGCGAGGCGTCTCGTGACCGGAAAGGTGTCGGCCACCTTCTACGCAGCCGTGGTCCCCGTGTTCCGCAAGCGGTGGATCAGCGGTGCGTGGGAGGACCGGGTCGACAACCTCAAGGTCAAGAGGATCTGGCAGTCCCGACCGGACAAGGCACAGATCCAGGCTGGCACCGTGGTGGTCAAGCTGACCGTCCGGTTCAACGAGGACGCCTTCCTGCCCCTGGCGCCGGCGGCTGTCATCGACATCCCCGACTCCATGGTCCAGGCGGGCCAAGTCGTGGAGGTCGAGGCGCTCGACGAGAACGACCTGGCCGTGGCCGAGCACCTCGCCAAGATGGCGAAGGGGGTGACGTGATGGAACCCAGTATGTTCGCCAACGGCTACCACCGTGACGACACCGGGATCGAGTACCACTGGTACACCGAGGATCGGCCGCACCTCATGCAGCAGGTCGTGATGATGACCGCGAGAGGTGGCAGGTCCGAGGCCAAGATCGAGTACGTCGTCTCCGATGGAGACCGGCTCGACCTGGACCCGGACACGATCATCAAGAGGGCTCAGCGTGAGGCGTTCTTCGCGCTCTGCGAGGGGGCCGAGCGGGAGAACAAGCCCGCGGTGCACCGTCACCTGGTGAACATGGCCAGGGCGGTGCTCGCATGAGCGCGCTCGAGAGGATTGCGACCGCGGCCGGCGTCAAGCTGTTCGACTGGCAGGTGGCTGCGATCCACGCAGCCGTGGGCCAGCGGCACAGGGAGCGGCTCTGCCTGTACCACAGGACCGGCGCGGGCAAGACCCTCACCAGTCTGCTGGCGGTCGCTCAGTGGGGCTGGGACGACGCCGTGGTCATCGCTCCGCCTGCCACCCACGCAGCGTGGGAGGCGATGGGCAAGCGCGTCGGGGTCGACGTGGTGTGCATGAGCCACGCGAAGTTCCGGATGAAGGACACCAAGCTCAGTCGCAAGGTGCCAGTGATCGCCGACGAGTTCCACATGTTCGGCGGTCACGGTGGTCAGGGATGGAAGAAGCTCGAGGGTCTGGCCGGTGGACTGGAAGCGCCGCTGGTCATGGCCTCGGCCACGCCCAACTACAACGACGCCGATCGGGTCTACTGCATCCAGCGGATCCTCGACCGGCACTCGTGCAAGGGCGGCTTCATCCAGTTCCTGTACAACAACTGCGAGTTGGAGCACGACCCCTTCAGCGCAACACCGAAGGTGATCGGGTTCCTGAACCACAAGGACGCGGAGGCGTACCTCGCTTCGCTGCCTGGTGTGGCGTACCTGCCCGATGATCTGGTGTGGTCCATCACCGACGTGCCGTTCTCGACGCCGACACCCATGGCGTACGAGGTCTTCGGCTACAACGAGCGGAAGCACAAGCTCGTGGCCAGCATCATGGAGGACCGGCACACCCGGACCTACATGGCGAGGGTCGACGTCGATGGACTGATCCAGCCGCACGTCGTGGCTGAGGTGGAGAAGCTGATCGACGGAGCCACGTTGATCTACTGCAACCACGCCACCATCGCAGCAGCGCTGTCTCGGTCGTTCGTCGCGCTGAACACGAAGCACCTGCTCGTGACCGGCAAGACGACCAAGATCGAGAAGGAGCAGCTGATCTCAGCGTTCCGTGGTAACGGGGCGAACATCCTCATCGGCACGGCGACCCTGGCAACAGGGACGGACGGGCTCGACAAGGTGTGCGACCGGCTCATCATCCTCGACGACACGGACGACGACTCACTCCGTCGTCAGTTGGTAGGGCGCATCATGCCCCGAGGTGAGGATTCGGACGCATCGAAGAAGCAGGTGTTCCGCCTGCTTCAGCAGTAGCTCTCCGGTCCTGGGGGTGGGGTCGACACAACGTCGGCACACCGGAGAGAAAGGAAGGACGCAACATGGCAACGCGGACTATCAGAGAGCGGAAGCAGGCACTGCTGGATCAGCTCGAGAACCGTCACCTCACGGCGGCGGAGATCGAGAGGATCAAGCAGAAGCTGCAACTGCTCGACGACCAGGAGGCGTGACCGTCACCGCGGTGGGGCTGCGACGACCGTAGCCCCACCGCCCGACAGAAAGGAGAGCGCCAGTGTTGGAGCTCAAGACCAAGAAGGAGTTGAGTCAGCACTCGCACACGCTGGCCAGGAGCTTCAACCTGGTCCGGCACAGAGGCGTGACCTACGTACCCGTCGACTTCGAGACGGGGGAGAGAGACCCTGCGCCTGCAGCAGAGCGCACGGTGTGGATCCCGCTGTCGCGGGAGGACATCATGCTGTGGGCCCGGGACCAGTTCAGCATCCTGTTCGGCAACGACGGAGAGCTCGCGTCGTTCGACTTCATGGTGGCGCAGAACTCGATCCACAACCCGCGGCCGGCGCACAGCCTGCTGGTGCGGACGGACGAGGGACTGAGAGAGCTGCGACCGGATGGTCAGCTGCACCCGACGTCCGGCAACTTCATCCCGAACACGCTGGCACCGACGATGCACACCGACAAGGCCACGAAGAAGCGTGTCTTCGACACGGTTGCTGAGTGGTTGGACTCCGAGGACGAAGCGCATGCGCTGCTCCGACACCTGGCCACGGCGCTCGCGCCCGGCTGGACGCCGGTGAAGTACGTGCTGCTCCTCGGTGAGGGGCGCAACGGCAAGGGCCTGCTGCTCAAGATGATCCAGGCCGTCATCGGACGGCACAACGTGAGCAGCGTGACCCGCCAGCACATGGCGGAGCAGAGCCCGGTGGTGTGCGAGCTGAACAACAAGCTCGTCAACATCGTGTTCGACGGCAGGGCGGAGTACGTCAAGGACTCCGGCACCGAGAAGACCCTCGTTGCTGGTGAGCCTGCGCCGATCCGTCGGCTGTACGAGTCGACACCGACCATGGTGCAGACCAACGCCCTGTTCCTCGAGGCGCTCAACCACGAGCCGAAGTCGAGGGACAAGTCGCTCGCCCTGCAGAAGCGGATCATCCGGTTCCAGTTCCCGAACGTGTACGCCCTGGACCATGGGTTCGAGCGGACGATGCTCAGCGACAACCACCTCGGTGCGTTCATGTCGTTGCTCATCGACCACTACGTGCTCGAGCACGACGTGGCCAAGGCACTGGCTCCGACGACCAAGTCGATGGAGCTGCAGCTCGAGCACATGTTCGTGAACTCGCTGGGCCTGCAGTACCTGAAGTACATGGAGAACCAGGACGCGCTCGGCGCGGGTGCGATCCTCGGGCAGACGGCGACTGAGCTCGCCGCCGGCTTCCAGGGTTGGCGCCTCAAGGAGAACGACCTGACCAACTGGCCGGAGCCCGACGTCCTGTCGCTGTTCCAGCCAATCCTCAACACCGATCGCAAGGGTGTCCGAGTCGACGGGAAGCCACGCAAGGTGCGTGTCGTGACCGGCTTCAAGGACGAAGCCAAGGCGTTCATCGAGACACTGAAGGGAGAAGACGATGACCTCGAAGCCCTGGTGGCAGAGTGACTCGTACGACGACGAGTCCGCAGTTCCCGAGCAGCTGACAGCCACAGCGTTCGAGGGCCCGAAGGGGTTGGCACTCGTCAAGGCGTGGCCGTCCGGCCTCACCGACAAGGGATGGGGCCTGCTGCCGCCGAAGGGCGAGCGGGACGGCTTCATGCCGCGGTACAACCGTGGCGAGTTCAACCCGAAGCGCGTGCTCCACGGCTACGCCAAGGGGCTGTGGGCGTTCGCCTTCATCATGCGCTCGATGCGCCTGGTGGCCATCGACATCGACGGCAAGAACGGCGGGCTCGAGCACGCCAAGGAGCTCGGCATGCTGCCGCTCACCCTGGCCGAGACCAGCAAGAGCGGCGATGGGTACCACCTGTTCTACCTGGTCGACGAGCAGTGGGACGAGACCACCGGTTTCGCCCGCCTCAGCGACCGCATCGGCATCGTGCAGGGGGTGGACATCCGGGCGACCGGCTGTGTCTACCACCACCCGCAGCAGAGGTGGAACAGCCGCGCGCTGGCCCCGCTGCCCGAGCACCTGTACGACCAGCTCACGCACCGCGACCAGAAGATCGCGGCGCAGACCGAGAGGATCAACAAGGTCCTCGAGAACAACGACCCCATGGAGGTTCTGATGATGCAGGACGAGATCCTGTCCGACCTGGCCAAGCCCATCCCGGCCGGGAAGCGCAACAACACGCTGTTCGCCATCGGCTCGCAGATGCAGGAGGCGGACATCGAGAACTGGGAGGTCCTGCTGAAGGACCGTGCCAGTCAGGTGGGACTGGCCGACGACGAGGCCGACAAGATCGTGGCCAACGTCCAGCGGTACGCAGGGGTGTCGCCGTGAAACAGCACTGCGGCCGGCGCGACACGCACGAGCCTCACCGGTTCTGGGCCAGGCCCAGAGTGAAGGTCGAACCCTGTGTCTGTGACGAGCAGCGGTGTGTCTGCCCGGCGCAGGAGGTAGGTCCTCCGAAGCCGAGACAGCGGTTCACCTGTGACGGGGTGATGGTGGTGGAGGGTGCGCCAGCGCACCTGCCGACCGAGGTCGACTTGTGAGGAGAGAGTCGTGCCCTTCATGGGCGCGACTCTCTCTTTTTTGTGGGTATGCTTTCGGACATGAGCGAAGCAGCGGATGACTCGTCACTCCTGTCAGAGGTGGAAGAAGTTCTCAAGGGGAGATTTTCAAAGGAGGAAAGAGACAGGACCCAGCGTGTGCCGAGTACGGCTCACGCTGCACGCACAGATCAGCGGGTCGACCAGCTCCTGCTCCCAGATGAGATGAGAGCGAGGATGCCTTTCACCAAGGACAAGTACCTGGTGAAGGAGAATCCACAGCTCGTCCAGTGGGAGCGCGAGTGCCGCAAGTTCCTGCGTCGCCTCTCGCCCCGGGTCGGACACCGCGTCGCTGCCGTGATGATCTACGAGTGGGCCACCGGCATCCTGATCTCCGAGGCCATGGAGCTCGAGAAGCAGGGCGACCCGAGCACTCGCACCACCTGGCGCAGCGATCTGCGGAAGATCAACCAGGTGCTCGAGTTCTACTTCGGCAAGCCGTACATGACCTACATCATGGGGCGGAAGGTGCCGAAGGCGTACCGAGTACGGCCTGGCTACTTCATCAAGCGCCACCGCCCGATGACGCTCACGCTCTATGCGGAGTACGCCGAGGGAACGCTGAACCCGTGACCCATCACCCGATCAGGACTGAGCCTGACGGCACACGGGTCTACTCGAACGGCACCAGGTACAAGCCGAAGGCGCCGACCGAGCGGGCGTACG